CAAAGTAGAACTTGAAGGAGAGTGGGGATTTACTATCGAGTGGGAACCCTGTCATTGGATGGCAAAAGATGTGTGGGCCCGTGTAAAGCTAGATGCACTTGTACATGAAGACGAAACCAGTGCACGTGTAATAGATTATAAAACAGGTAGACAATTTGGTAATGAAATATCTCATGGGCAACAAGCACTTACATATGCTATCGGTACTTTTTTACGTTATCCGAATCTGCAACATGTACAAACAGAACTCTGGTACTTAGATCATGGAACTACTACAGAACACTCCTATACAAGAGATCAAGCTCTTATGTTTCTGCCCAAATTACACGAGCGAGCTATGATTATGACTTCGGCAGAAAAATTTCCACCTAATCCTTCTAAGACCAACTGTAAATGGTGTTCTTATAAAAATGGTGAAAATCCTCCTTGTCAATGGGGTATAACTTAGTTATAATAAAAAAGTTTTAAATAACAAATAATAAATAACAAATACAAATATGAAAGAGAATAATTCAATTTGTGCTTATGCACATCAGTCAGAAACAACTAAATTCATCACAGACAATCCTTGTTGTTTAGTTACTTCAGATCCTGGCACAGGAAAAACAAGATCAGTTTTAGATGCTCACATTCAGTGGGGCGGCAAGACTCTTGTTTTAGCACCGCTATCCATTCTTGAAGCAGCTTGGGTTGATGACATTAAGAAGTTTCAACCTGATATAAATTACGGTGTTGCTTACGCTAAGAATAGGCAAAAAGTATTTGAAGATAACTCACTTGACATGGTTATTACAAACTTTGAAGCAGTCAACTTCTTAGTAAAAAATCAACAATTATTAACAAACTTTACCAATTTAGTAATAGATGAGTTTACTGCTTTTAAAAATAAAGACGCTAAACGTTCAAAAAATATCAAGACTCTATCAACTTTATTCAGACGGCGTGTTGGCATGTCTGGTACTCCTAATACCAATAGTATTCTTGATCTTTGGCATCCAGTCAGTTTAATAGACGAAGGAGTACGTCTGGGCTCCAGGTACTACTCGTATAGAAATCAAGTATGTACCCCTCAATTCAATGGGTTTGCTAATGTATGGATAGATAAACCAGGCATAGAAGAAACTGTAGCTGACTTATTAAAAGATATTACAATTCGATATGCGTTAGAAGATTGTATAGATTTACCTGATAATATTGTCAGAACTGTTTACACAAACCTATCCCCCCAGGTAGCTCGTATGTACGAAACTTTAGCTGAAGATTCTGTATTGTATACTAAACAAGGCACAATCAACGCAGTAAACGCTGGTGCACGTGTAAAAAAACTATTACAACTAATTAGTGGGGGAGTATATGATGAAAACGGTCTTACCCAATACTTTCATCAAGACCGCTACGAGTTAGTAATGGACCTAATTGATGTACGTAACCACTCGCTAGTTGCATACAATTGGAAACATGAGCGCGATGCTCTTGTACAACTAGCAGAAAAACGCGGTTATACATACGAAGTAATTGATGGGTCTGTACCCGCACACAAAAGATCTGATATTGTACAACGTTTTCAAGCAGGTCAAATTAAAGTGTTGTTTGCACATCCACAATCTGCTGGACATGGGTTAACACTTACTAAAGCAACCACAGCTATCTGGTGTAGCCCAACGTATAACGCAGAACATTTTCAACAGTTCAATAGACGTATACATCGTTCTGGGCAAACTCAAAAAACAGAAACTATTTTGATTGCTGCACGTGATACCTGGGAAGAGCAAGTGTATGAAAAACTTAACGGCAAACTTAATCGTATGGAAAGTTTACTTACAATTTTAACCGATTTACACAAAACAGCAGCTTAATGTATAGTATAAAGACTATGTCAGATAAGGAAAAAATACTCCATTTAGGACAATTACCACAAGAAGAATTGGTTGAACTGTCTAATCATGACAATACTGTACTTGCAACTGCTCTTATTTATTCTTTATCTGAACTCATAGCTAGTAGCTACGGTCCATATGAAGATATTGATATTGAATCAATTGTTCAAGAAGCTGCTACTTTTGCTATACAAATAACTAATGGAGTTAAACTAGTAGTTTTAGAAGACAAAATAACAAATAGAGATACAACATTACATTAACAATACTAAGGAGGTATTATGGAAAATATTGTAAACAATCAACAAGTAACCCTTGATGATAAAATGAATAGGCTTGCAGATACTCGTCTGCAACTTAAAGCTCTTCTTGAGCAAGAAAAAAAACTAAAGCAAATACAAAATGCTTTAGAAACAGAAATTGCTGCCGATATGGAAAGACAAGGTCTTACTCAGACCGGCAACGATGCGTGTACTATTTCTCTTAAAACAGAGATAGTGCCAACTGTAGAAGATTGGGACGCTTTGCATCAACACATAATTGCCACTGGGCAGTTTGAGTTATTGCAAAAACGTATGTCTGCTACAGCTTATAGGGAATTGATCACTATGGCACAATCAGTGCCTGGAGTTCGTTCCACGGAGCTTACTAGGGTAAATTATCGTAGTAAGTAATTTTTTAACTATGAAAAAAGAAAGGTGAACAATGAGCGAAACAGCTATATCACTAGTCTCTAATAAAGTGCCAACGCACGTAAAAGAGGCCACAGGGCTTGGTAATGAAAATGTCACTGCCGAGCATTTACAAACCCCCAGAGTAAAATTACTCCAACAAATGAATAGTGAAGTGGATGAAAACCACGATGCTTACATTGAAGGAGCTAAACCTGGTCATTTTTTAAATAGTGTTACTAATGAAAATTATGGCACTGAGATGTACGTTATTAACTTACATTTCAAAGAAGACTTTGTACTCTGGAAAAAACGCGATGCAGGAGGCGGTTTAGTTGGTACATACACCAGCGAAAAAGCTGCTTATGATTATCTCGCAGACCAAGGATTGAAAGCTGAAGATCATGAGATCATTCAGACTCAATCTCATCTCTTACTTCGTAAAGATCCTAAGACAGGAGAGTTAATTAAAACTCCATTTCTTATGGACTTTGCTTCGTCTAAGTTAAGAGTTTCACGAGAGTGGAATACACAAATTGGACAGCTAGGAGGAGATAGGTTTAGTGCTTTGTGGAAATTGAGTTCTTTACAAACACAAAATAGAGCTGCACAAAAGTTTTTTAACTTAACTGCAGAAAATCAAGGGTGGGTAACCGAAGAAGATTATGAGTTTGCAAAAAACTCTTATGAAAAGGTTGCAAACCCTACTTCCTAAATAGTGTTGTACATGCAGCGGTAGATCTTATCGCTGCATGTATGCAATTCAAGTATAATGTCTTTCTATGCAAGAAAGGCATTTCATAAATAAAATCCATCAAAAACTTTCTTCTACTATATACAAATGGAAAATTAATGATCCTTATCACGGTGGTGTGCCTGATTGTTTTTATTCTGGGCCTAAAGGATTATGTTTTATAGAATATAAGTATAAAAAAGAATTACCTAAAAAAAACGACACTCGTATAAAATTTAATTTAACTACACAACAGTGTGCCTGGTTAATTAGTCGTAAAGAAGAAGGTGTGCCTGTCTTTGTAGCTTTAGGCGTGGGTAAATCAGTTGTTTTTACGCAAGATTTTGAAGCTGTTAACAATTTAACTAAATCACAGTTTATAGATAAAGCCATGAGCATAGACGATTTTATAGACGAATTAGAAAAAATATGTATAAAATAATAACTATGAGTAGTAAAAATCTCTCTAGTTTAATTGGAGAGTGCACAAGTCTAGCAGATTCCCCTTGTATCGGGTGGTGTACAGTACGTCAATTTGGGGACGATAGATGTAAAGGATGCGGTAGGTATAACTTTGAAGTAGACTCTACCTATTGGAATGCTTTACCTGATTGGAGAAAAAAACTAATAAATTTACGTAACGCGGAAGATGGTTTTCAAATAAAACAACTTATGGGATCTGCCAGACCTGTACCAAAAGCAACAGCTAATAGACCTACAAAAGATAATCCAACTGCTAAATACTAATGGTAAAAAGAAATTATAAACTAGAGTATGCACGTTATCAGGGGTCCCCTGAACAAAAGAAAAGGCGTGCTATGCGTAACAAAGCAAGGCGTGCTGCGTTACGTAGTGGTAGAGTAACAAAAGGTAGTGAGTTTGACATACATCATAGAGATGGCAATCCTATGAATAACAACCCGAACAATTTATTTGTTTCTCATCGAAGTCAAAATAGATCTTTCAGACGAGATAAAAACGCAAGAAAAGCTTAGTAGCCGTAACTTCCTCTTTTCTTTTTCATTGACATTTTTTTAGGCTTTTTAGTCATGCCTTTTTTCATGCCTTTTTTCTTCATAGGTTTCTTTTTACCGTACATTAGTACTCCGTTTTAGTGTTTTTAAAAGTTTTATCTGAATGAGTGTCAAAAAACTTAGTTTGTTTTTCACCCACTACACTCCCGTCATGATCAGCAACCGTTGAATACTTTTTAGTACAAATGTCTTTGTACGTATGTGGTTCTTTGTATTTTAGAGGTCTGTTAATCATGTTCTTATTTTACTACTTAGCACTTCCAACGTCTACGTGCTTGTCTTAATCTTGAATTAGGATTCTTAGCTGCTTTAGGGAACTTCTTCATTTGTCCAGCAGATCTAGCACAAAATGATTTACGTCTTTTAGCTGCTTTACTACCTTTTTTTACTTTACCTGTAACAGCTGTTTTTAACTTAGAACCTGGGTTTAGACGTCTGTAAGCTTTTACACCCGCACGAGTCATACCAGCTCCCGACTTCGTAGAACGGAAGTTCTTCTTGTTCCTAGCTGGCATTTTACTTCTTCTTCTTTGTGGCACGCCTTTTTTTCCTTTTTACAATAGTTCTTACGTTAGTAGGTTTACCCCCCGGATTTCCTGCTCTACGTTTACGTGTGACCGCGCTACGTCTTTGTGCAGCAGTCATACTACGGGCCTTGGACCGTGGTACGCACTTCGGGTATGCACGTTTACTTTTCTTAGCAGATTTACGTCCGCAAGGTTGATACCTACCTTTTTTCTTGGGTGCACCAATGTCCACCCAATCACCTTTTTTACCTTTACCAAACCAGGCTGTCAAGCCTCCTTTGGGTTTCGTGTTAGCCATTACCTGTAACCGCCACCACGTTTCTTGTAAGTACGCACTAACCAACCGTTAGCGTATGCAGACGGGTAAACTTTAAATTTACGTCTAGCTTCTGCTTTTACTCTTGCATATAAAGCAGGGTTAGTTGGAGTTGCGCCTTTTTTCTTTTTAGTTGTTTTTCTTTTTGTTGTTCTTTTCTTTGCTGGCATTATGCACCTACCTCTTTTTGAGCCTTTTTATGGGCCTGTCTAAATGTATCACCCATAAGCATTCTACGTTTCATAAACCTCATGTGTTTAGCCGTATGATGTTTTGAGTGCCTCTTCATAGCACCTTCTTGACGTTTAGTCAGTGCTTTCTTTTTGACCTTCATAGAAGGTTTTTTTCTAGTTCTAGACATTAGGCCATTCCTTTTTTACTTTTCTTACCTAATATATCAAAGTCGATTTTAGTTAAAAAACCATCTTTATTCATATCAAGTTCTTTTTGATCTCCAACTACAGCATTAGCACTACCCTGTTTCATATTAGGAACAGCTCGTTTTTCAGAAACTGGCGTACCGTTAATCTCGCCTTCGCCTTGATCTTCTATAATTCTAGTTGCACTACTCATATTTACCTCACTTTTTAAAATTATATTGTAACACTAGTCCTTCCTTTTATCTTTTAGTTGTGACTTCGATAATTTCTCTTTATCTATTAAATTAGGTGCACCTAACATAGTTTTGAGAAACACATCCTGTCTAATTATTTCATTATCAACAGATCTAACTCTATCTATCAACGATACTAATATAGCATGTTGTGCGTCTAATTTAGCATCTAGTCTTTTCTCTGTGGTAGCTAGAGCTTCAGCTAATTTATCATCAACTGTATCTATTTTAGTTTCCATACCCGTAATAATACGATTGAGTAACTTCCAAACAAAGAACCCTAGACCGAGGGTCATAGCTATTGGAAAACCAACATCATTTATTAGAGTAATTACTTCGTTCATTCTGGTTTTGTTGGAAAAACTATGTCATCAATTGTGCTAGATTCTGTTAACGAGTTAGTAATGTCCCTTAACTGTTGTCTGTAGGTTGCCCACTCTGCTTTCTT